GAACTATGCCCGTCAGTCAGAAGATTGGCCTCTGCCGACCCTGCTGTTGTCATCCTTGATGGGCTTTCTGTTCTCAGCCATCGTATTTCTGTTCTTAAAGGCATGGTTGATTCAGAGCGTGATGGATACGTGCAAGCAACAATCGCAGGATTTACCAACACAATGCGCTTCCGTCATGCAAAACCTTTAGTCAACCTACCCTCAGTGGAAAAGCCCTATGGTGCTGAGATACGTGGATGTCTAACTGCACCTGATGGTTACACCTTATGTGGGGCTGACATGACCAGCCTAGAGGATACAACCAAGCGTCACTACATGAAACCACTAGATCCTGATTATGTAGCTGAGATGAGTAAAGAGGGCTTTGACCCACATTTAGACTTAGCTAAACATGCTGGTGTTATCACACAAGATGACATCGATAAACATAACTCAGGGGAACGTAGCTTGAAGTCACTGCGTAAGAACTACAAGGTAGTGAACTACAGTGCTACATATGGTGTAGGAGCGCCTAAGCTGGCCCGTGAGACAGGTATGAGTGTCAAAGAGGCTAAGACCCTTCTGGAAGCATTCTGGTCACGTAACTGGTCAGTAACTAAGGTAGCTGATAGCTTACGCACTAGAGAGTTATTTGGCAGCATGTGGGTACAGAATCCAGTGTCTAAGTTCTGGTACAGCCTACGAAGTGAGAAAGACCGCTTCAGTACCTTGAACCAAAGTACGGGTGTCTATTGCTTTGACAACTGGGTTAAGGGGTGTCGTGAGA